ATACCGGGCTAAGGCCGTGGCCGTGACGACCCCGACCACAGAGGATGCTAGCGGGTGGAAGCTTTACCAGAAGTCAGATAAGCGAAAGTGTTACGTGCCATGTCCCCATTGCGGACACTACCAAGTTTTGAAGTTTGAGAACCTTGTTTTTGACTCAAAGATAGACCCGGAGATTATCGAGTTAGACAAGTTGGCTGACTTACGTTGTGTCAGTTGCGCGTCACTGATTCATGAGGCAGACCAGCCTTGGATGATTGCGCGTTGCGTGTGGGTGCCTGATTCGCAACGTATAGTCTCAGCCTATGACTTTGACGGGGACGATAGGCAGAGGCCAACCATTGACGGCGTAGCACCCCGGACCCGTAACCGTGGCTATTGGCTGAACTGCCTTTATTCGCCGTGGGTATCGTGGTCCGCGACGGTGGCTAAATTCCTCAAAGTCAAAGACGACCCTGAAACATTCCGCGTGTTTAAAAACGCATGGCTTGGTGAACCGTGGGCAGAATCGGCAGAGGCTCCAGACGACGCGGCATTGTCCGACAAAGTAAAGGTAGCGCAATACCCGGCGAAAGAGATTCCACCAACAGTCAAGGCTTTGTTGTGCGGCGTTGACGTACAGCAGCACAGCGTTTTTTACGTGGTCCGGGGATACGGGCCTAATGGGGAATCGTGGCTGATTGATTACGATCAGGTCGATTCATTGGAAGATGTTCACCGGATTGTCGCGGTTGATGGCTATGCGTTCGTCGGCGAACCCGGCGTAAGGATGCGGTGCTATGCGCGGGCGATTGACTCAGGCTATCGCACGGATGAAGTCATTGCGCACACAGACGCGGTTAAAGGCGCGATACCAGTGAAGGGCATGTTGAGTCGGGTAAAGCCTGCCGAGCGGGTGAACGTGGCCCCCCGCGAATCTACCCCACGTTGGGTCTGGCAGATTGATACAACCCGGTTTAAATCGCGGCTTGCGTCGGCGATGAAAATTCCTGCCGGATTGCCCGGTTCGTGGAACCTTTGCGCGAACGCTTCGTTAGAATACTTGAAGCACATTACCAGCGAACATTACGTTCATGAGAAATCCAAACAGGGAGTTAAGCGATGGGCATGGAGACCAAAAACGGCGGGGCGTCCGAACCACTGGTGGGACTGCGAAGTTTACATCCAGGCGCTGGCGGAAATCCTGGCAGAGCGCGGCGAGTTGAACGTCCGCGCATTCCACAGCCAGACGCCGCGCAAAGCATTGGGGACGACGGCGAGCCCGGCACCGGCGCAACAAAGCCAAGTGCTGAGGCCGCAACCAAGGCGGATACAAACCGCGTGGGACAAGTGACACACCCGGAGGCGGTAACGGTTCGGATTAACCCGCGTTGCGTGGCGTGTGGGTCTGACCGGCTCAGGGTGATTACTACCCGGCGTTCGGATTCGCACATGGAAATCAAGCCGGGTGTTTGGCGTCGTCCGCGTATCCAGTTTTGCGACTGTAAAGCTTGCGGGGCAAAGAACCAAAAGGTGCTGGCGTACTGAAAAGGGATTAACATGAGCAATGAATTATTGATCGGGTTTAAGTACGACGGGCATAAATCATCAAACAAAGACGGCTTTATCATTGGCGTCGATCAGATTTCCGAGATGTATTCTGAATCAGATGGCCTTGACGAATACACTTGCGTCGTATCAAAAACCGGCAACAAGTATCGAACAAAGGACAGAATCCAATATGTTGCGAAGTCCATCACGGATGCGCTATCTGAGCGGCTAGACGCGGAGTTGGCCGTATCGTCTTTCGGGCTGGCGTTTCATCAACCATCCTAATTCAAAACTGCAATCATCGGGTAAATCGTGAGTGCCCGTAATGCTGGCTGGACATGGGCCGTGTGACGCAGCGGCAGCGAACCACGAAGCTAGACCCGGACTAATCATCCGGGTTTTTTAATTGGATTGGCCTATAGGAAAAACCTACCACAATATCCTATCCCATAGGATTGACTGTCTTATGCAAGCCGTCTCTATCGCCATGATAAGAGCATGGCCGTACCGACCGACCAACAAATCCTTGACGCTGCCCGTACCGCGTTGCTTGAAATCGTGAGCAATCCGGCTGCTACGTACACCATTAACGGGCGGTCTTATGGGGCGCAGGATTTAGACAAACTGCAAAAGATCATCGACCTGTACGCAACCCGCGTATCAAGGTCTGGCAAGTCTCCGTTCATCCTCGGCACGTTTCGCGGGAGGTGCCGATGATTGCCAATGCGATTGATAAAGCGATTGCGGTATTCGCTCCCGGCGTGGCATTGAAGCGGCTTGTAAACCGCACTAAATTCGCCGCGCTGTCTGCTTACCGGGCCGCGTCGAAAGACCGGCTTAACCGCGACTGGCAGGCTAAGAATCTTTCCCCAGATGCGGCGATCATCCCCGACAAAGCGACCGTAGATGCGCGGGCGCGGGACATGGTTTGCAATAACGATTATGCAAAGTCCTATGTCCGATACATGGACCGATCAGCGGTGGGTACAGGGATGCAACCGGCCCCACAAGTAAGACTGTTAGACGGCAAGCTGGACAGGGCAAAGAATAAGCTATTGCGCGGGCTTTTTTGGGATTGGGCCACAGACAGGATGCTGGTGGACATGGAACATCGCCGGACCTTTACAGGTATCCAGCGGTGGGCTGTTTCCGAGTTTGCAACCGTGGGCGAGTGCTTTTTAAAGATCGCCTACCAACGCAAAATGAACGGCGTTGGGTTGTCTTTCCAGTTAATCGAATCTGAACAACTCGACCGATACCGCACGGCAGGCGAAAACAATAACGAGGTACGCGGTGGCATTGAGGTAAACGAATTTGGCGCACCTGTCGCCTATTGGGTTTACCCACGTCACCCGAACGATATTGTTGGCACCAGCAGGCCGACACCGATGCTAAATGAGGCCGTGCGGCACCCTGCCGACACGATCATCCACGTATACGATCCCGACAGGGCGCGGCAAACTCGCGGCATGTCTCCGATGGCGTGTTCAATGGAACGGCTGCGGGGGCTGAGTGAATACGACCGGGCGCAATTAGTCGCGGCAAGGGCAGAGGCGAATATCGGTCTGGTTATCAAATCTGATAACGCTGGCATGCGTGAATCACTCGGCATTGATCCTGAAACCGGCGAGCGAACAAATCAGCAAAGTTCAATGGACCAATTCGCGTCTCTGCCGTTCATGGTTGCCGAATTGCAACCGGGTGAAGAAATCCAACCGTTTGTGCCTACCCGTCCGGGTGGCTCTTATCAGCCGTTCGTCCAGGCCCAACTCAGGGCATCGTCAGCAGGCATGGGCGCGTCTTATGAACAGGTAGCGCGGGACTTCACGACCACAAATTTTTCCGGTTTGCGTCAGGCTCTTAGCGAGGATCGGCGTGAGACGGAAATGGTCCGTCAAGTGTTGGATGAGTGCTTGCTTACCCCGGTCTGGAAATTGTTCGTCCGCTTTGCCGCGCTTGAAGGGCGGTTCGGTCCGGGCGTCAATCTGGCTCAACTCTCTTACGCAGTTTGGCGCGGGCCTGCTTATCCGTGGGTTGATCCCGTCAAGGACTTGAAAGCCACCAAAGAGGCTATCGACATAGGCATCATGTCGAATGAGGAAGCAGCCTTAGAACGCGGGCGCGATTGGTACGAAGTGCAAGACCAGCTTGCAGAGGAAGCGGCTTATCGGGCATCGCTTGGAAACCCCGTACCGGAGCCCACACAATGAAAAAGAAACTAATAGCGGCACTGGCTCAAGGCCAAGCGTCACATATCGAAATCGACGCGGAACTAGGTGTTATCCGCAACGTCGCGCTGATGACCACTGGCATGGCGTACCCGGCGAATCATCCTGAGTTTGAGGTCGATTCAGTCACCATCTCACAGGTGGTTGACGCGATCGCAAAGGCCGGGTCGGTCAAGTCTCGGCAGACTCACCCGGAGTTATCCGACCCTGAGTTTCAGGAAGATTTCGATCTGATCGTAGGCCGCATTGAAAACGCTCGTGTCGTGGGCAATCAAGCCCGTGGCGACTTTGTTGTATCCGCTGGCGCGACACCAGCACAGCGGGCGCGAATCTTCGCACTGGCTACAGAAATGCCCGACAAGATCGGGTTGTCTGCCGTTCTCCCGGACCTGCACGTTGTCATTGAAAACGGCAAAAGTGTAGGCCGATTATCAGAAGTCCGGGCCGTCGATTGGGTCGGCACACCAGCCGCAAACCCGACAGGCCTGCTTGCATCGTCTCAAACGTCGTCAGGCGTGTTGCCTGCCGAGCAAAAACCATCAACGCCACAGAAAGGGCTAATGATGAAGTACACCGAAACGCAGATGAAATATCTGCAATCGCTCGGCTTGGCACCCGACGCGACCCCCGAAGTCACCGACTCTTTTGTTGCCGGGCTGACCGCTGAACAAAAGGCATCGCTTGCCAGCCATGCCACCGCGTCTGCGGCTGCCCCCGCCGCAACCCCGGCACCGGCTCAGGGTTCGGCACCCGCTGCGAACTCCGGCGCGAATGGGGAAGCTGCCGTGCTGTCACGGTTCAACGGCATCCAGGAAATCGCAACCCTTGCGGGCCTTGACGCCTCATGGGTCAACGCGACTTTCGCCAGCGGTAAGACCGTTGAACAGGCGCGTTCGGTCGCACTCTCGCTCAAGGCGCAGGCCCACAAGCCAACCGTTCTCAGCGGTTCACCGACCGTCATCGTCGGGGACAACCTGAACAAGGACACCATCGGCCCGGCCATCGTGGATGCGATCCTGCTCCGCGCTGGCAACAAGCCGATTGAGGTTGACCGCAAGGGCGTCGCGGTCCTGTCGGGCAACAGCTACAAGCCGCGTCAGGTTCACCAGCGAGCCGACCAATTCGACGGACTCTCAATCGTCGATATGGGCCGCCACCTGTTGGCCGCACACGGCTTTCAGCAGGCGTTCACTATGGGCCGTAATCAGGTTGCCAACATCCTGATGAGCCGTTCCAAGTTCCGCCAGACTGTCTCTCTTGCGGGCGCACACTCTACCAGCGACTTCCCAAGCATCCTTGCCGATGTCATGGGCAAGTCACTCAGGCAGGCTTACGCGCTGGCTCCTCAGACGTGGAGCGCATGGGCCAAGAAAGCCACCGCGCCGGATTTCAAGTCGATCAAGAAGATCCAACTCTCGGCGGCATCCTCACTGGTTGCCATCCCCGAGGGCGGCGAATACACGTTCGGCACCTTGACCGAATCGCAGGAAACGTACAGCCTCGGCAAGTACGGGCGCGGCCTCTCGTTCACCCGCGAAATGCTCATCAATGATGATCTCTCCGCATTCGACCGCGTACCTACCATGATGGGCCGCGCAGCCCGTCGCATGGAAGACCGGCTCGCATACGGAGTCATCTCGACCAACGCAAACCTTGCGGACGGATTCGCGCTGTTCAGCAATGACCACAACAACCTGACGACCGGCGCGCTGTCAGTCGCCAGCATGGGCGCTGCCAAAGCACTCATGCGTAAGCAGACGGCTCTCGGCTCAACCACCGGCGATCCTGACTATCTGGACATCAGCCCGCGCACTCTGCTGGTGCCCGAATCGCTCGACTTCACGGCCAAGCAACTCGTGATGTCAACCGTTGACCCGTCGAAAAACAACGCGGCAACCAACCCGGTCAACACGCTCAATCTCCAAGTCGTCTCAAGCCCGTACCTGGCGGCAACGCTTTGGTATCTCTTTGCCGACCCATCCGACATCGACACCATCGACGTGTGCTTCCTTGAAGGCGAGGAAGCCCCCGTCATCGAGGAGGAGGATGAGTTTGACAACGACACCCGCAAGATGAAGGTCCGGCACACGGTCGCAGTCAAAGCGATTGACTTCCGTGGCATGGTCCGTTCGTCTGGCACCTAAGACTCCTTTGCTGGTTGTCCCGGCGCGGGTCGTCTCCCCCGCGTCGGGGCAATCGGTTTATCTGAATTTCACACTCACAAAAGAAAGGTTTGGATATGAAGAATTACGTTCAACCCGGCAGGGTGCTTGACCACGTTGCGGCTGCTGACATCGACTCTGGCGAAGTGGTCGTCATGGGCCAGCGCATCGGCGTGGCAATGACCGACATTGCAAATGGCGTAACTGGCGCGGTTGCTGTCGAAGGCCTTGCCACGCTTCCTGTTGTTACAGCAGGCGCAATCGCTCAGGGCGCGTTGGTCTATTGGGACGTTGCAGACGGCGAAATCAACGCCAGCGCATCCGGAAACATCCCCGCAGGCTACGCGGCCAAAGCGAAGGTCTCCGGCGATACCACGATTGTTGTTCAACTCAACGGATAACTGGAGCCGCGATGAAAGCTGCCGTGCTGTGTCCAGGGCCGTCACTCGGCGCGTGCAAACTACGCGCGGGCTTTGATCTGGTCATTGGCGTAAACAGGGCGGTTAACATTGCGGCTTGTGATTACTGGTCTTTGTCTGATGGGGCGCGGGTTTTTAATGACTCGCGTCCCATCGGCAGGCCGGTTTTGATTACGTCAAGGTCTATGCACACCGACATGCAAAAGACCGCGCCGGAATCTCGCAATCATGGTTATCTCGACCTGTACGACATTGCAACACGGTATCCGTTTAAGCCGATTGATTGGGCTTTGTACTCGACCACGACGGCCATTGTCGCGGCGGCGTATCTCGGCGCAAAGTCGATTGAGATTTACGGCGCAGACATGGCAGGAACGCTCGATTTCGACGGGCATCATGCGGACCACTACCAACGGGATGAGTCACGCTGGCGACGCGAGGCGGGCATCCTAGGCCAAGTAAAGGCCATGCTAGGCCGCGACGGTATCAGCGTCGAAAGAATCGAGGCGGCACATGCCTATTCCGCTTAAGTCTCATGCGTCGTCCGTGTTTCTGGACAGGAATCACTTCGCCGAAATCATCACGTACAAGCACGCGGACGGGCGTAGTCGATCCATCAAGGCCGTTGTGTCCCGCGACCCGATTGACGCGACACCGGGCCAGCAGATGAGGACGACGAACCGATACATCATTGCGATTCAAAACGACTCAATCACCGGCGCGTGTCTGGCTGAAATCAAAATTGACAATGACACGGTTTCGCTTCCAAGCCGGGAAACCAGCCGGGGCAAAACTGAATACATCGTGCGGCGAATCATCGACCAGGACGAGGGCATGATTACGCTGGAGGTTGCGTCATGAGCAAGAAACCTATCAGCGTGGAAGCGACCATTGAAGGCTTGAAAGCGGCTGGCGAATTACCCGGCCTTGCTGGTGCCGAGTTGCGTAAACAAGTCTACACCGCGATGAACCAAGCGACGAACGACGGCAAAAGCGCGGCGGCTAAAAACGTATCTAAGAAAATCTTCATTGCACAGAAAAACGTTAAGCCGTTTATCAAGCAAACCAAGCGGGCGACCAATGGCAGCCTTGAAACCGAATTGACGGTTGCTGAGGGCAAAAAGATCAGCCTGAAATACTTCTCGCCGCGTAAAACACGTCGGGGTATCAGTTACAGGATCGACCGATCAGGAGGGCGCAAAGAGGCTATCGGCGCGTTTGGTTTGGGCAACGAGTCAAAGCGGCTTGGTGGGCATATCTACCAGCGGACGACAAAGAAGCGGTTGCCGATTGTGAAGCTATTCGGTCCGTCCGCGTGGGGTACTTTTGCCGTCAACGAAATGGAAAAACCAACTAGCGACGAAATGCTGAAACGGTTTGATAAACGGCTGGCAGCAAGGGCGCGTTACATCAACCTTAAACGAACCGGAGGCTTACGATGAGCGATCCGGTTATCGAACAAATTGCCAAGGCCGTTGTAGCGCGCCTGGAGACGGTTGCGGCTGGTGTAACCAACTCGGCAGGGTTGACGTACCAAGTCACGCCTACCCGTGTCTATAGGCCAACCAGGCTTGACGAAACGGCAGACACAAACGGTACGGTACTTGTGAAGCAGGCCGACTATGGGCAGGATATTGAGAACAACGCACAAGGCAACCCGCCATCAATCGCGCAAATCGTCGCGTTCGGCGTTCGGATATTCGTCACCCCCGACGAGGACGACACAACCCCGATTGACTCACTGATAAACACGTGGCGGTCTGACATTGAATCGGCCTTGATGCTTGATCCGCAATGGGCAGGCTTGGCATACAACACAATGTTGCTGCCGCCTGAAAGATTCTTTGATGGCAACGGCGCGGAATCCGGTATCGACGTGATGATCGAGATTTACTACGCGGTTTCAGAAAACGACCCTTACACAAACAGGAGCGCATAATGCTTCGCAGAATCCGAACAATCGCGGCAAAGATCGAAACGACCCCCGGCGTGGCTGAATCGCTTGCCAATGGCGACGGCGCGATTAACGCCTATGACACCATCTGCCAGCCGAATATCGAAGCCGTGGCGCGTGAGGGACAGGGCGGGTTTTCGCCTATCCCTACCGTGCTTGGAGCGCGATCTGGCACCATGACATTCAGGACAGATTTAATCGGCGGCGACTCTTTGCCGTTTTGGATGACGGTGCTAATGCCTGCTTGTGGGTGGGGTGCAACCGGCGCGGTATTAGCCCCCGTATCAGCCGAGCCGGGTTCCGTCGTTAAGACCATCACGATTGCCAGTTATCAGGCGGGCAAAGTGAAGATGCTTCGTGGCGCGATGGGCAATGCGGTTATCACGTTTGTATCAGGACAGCCGACGTTCATCGAGTGGACGTTTACCGGCTTATGGGTGCCGCCTGTTGATGCGTCTATCTTGACCCCGACGAAGCCCGACGTTAAGCCCATCAGGTTTGCGGGCGCGGGCTTGACGCTTGGCGGTTCGTCTGGATTCCGTCCGCAACTTGCAACCATGACGCTTGACCTGGGCGGCGACGTCCAGCTTTTGGAAGACCCCGCCGACTCGACCGGGTACGCATACGCGCACATCGTCGGCCGCAGGATCAACGGCACTATCGACCCGAAAGCGTCACTTGTCACGACTGAGGACACCTACGGCAAATGGCTTGCCTATAACGAGCGGGCATTGGCGATGGACATCGGCGCAACCGGCAACCGGCTTATCTTCACCGCGCCAAAATTCCAAATGACCAACGTGCAGGAAGCCGACCGTAACGGCGTCGAAGTGGACACCATCACCTACGAACTCAACCGCAGCGGCAGCACCACAGACAACGACCTGACCATCGAATCGGACTAACACTCGATTAGGAGACAACAATGATCGGACTGACCACAGACCAGCGGACGACGATTACCATTCCTGGCTTAGAAGGCCCGGCCTTTATCTGTCGATACATCAGCGCACGAACCAATATCAAGGTTCAAGCACTGGTTGAATCGGCGATCAAAAACGAGCAGGAATTGAAGCTGGAGGCGGCGACGAACGACACGGTAAAAGTGCTTGAGATTTTTATCGAATCGTTCGATGGCATTCCGCAGGCTAAGACCATCGCAGACTTGCCCGACGTGCTGACGTTTAACGAAATCTGGATGCTGATTGCAGAGGCCCGCAAGGCACAGCACATCAGCCGTGAGGATAAAAAAAAATCCGATTGTCAGTCGCAACCAGATGGGGCGTGATCTGCGAATCGTGCCGGGGATCGTGTAAGGATAGGCCGACAGAATCCGAACCGCTGCTGATTGACTGTGAGGGTGAAGAAGTGGCAATAACCCAATGCCCGCAAAAGATCATCAGCGCGGACGTTAGCCAATGCATGGCCTTGTCTGACTTTGCCAGGCATGGCGCGTTACCAGAATTGGGCGGCGTGATGGACCAGACCGTTTCAGTCGTGGAAGCAATCGGATTTACGCAAGGGCTTGAGGCACCGCACCGGGTAAAGGCAGGGTTGAAAGATGGCTGATAGAGACATTACTATCGCGATGAAAGCCCGCGACGATACGGGCGGTGCTTTTGCTCAAGTCAACGCCAAACTCAAAGACTTCAAAAAAGAAACCGAGGGGCTAAAGGAATTAGGCGATCTGGCGAAGGGGGCGGGCGCGGTTGCGGCTTTTTCTGCCATTGCGTCAGGCATCGAATCGGCTGGTAAAAAGATTGCAGAGATTCAACTAGAGGTAGCACGCGGCAATCTGTCGGCATCTGAGGCTACAGAGGAATACGCAAAAGCCGCGCTTTTTGCTATCCCGGTAGTGGGTCAATTTGCAAAGGCTGGCGAATCGCTGGCGTTGGCGATTTCTGGCGTAACAGCCGAACAAGAGAAGTACAACCAGCAACTAAGCGAGGGGCGCAAAAACCAGCAGGCACAATTAGCCACGGCCCGCAAAGTCGCGCAGGAAGAAGAAAAGGCAACTGAGCGGCTTTTGTCGGCACAGCAGGCCCGCGAATTGTCCCTGATTGCAGACCCGCAAGAGCGCGGGCTGGCGGCGGCTCAAATGCGGCTGGATAAAGAATTGGCATTGCTTACTAAGGCAGAGCGAGAGGCTAACGCGATTGTCGAGCGCGGGGCGCGTGAGCGTGCATTGGCAGTTATCCCGATCCGCTTGCAAGCATTGGATCAAGAATTTCAAAACACGAAAGCCGCGTTAGACGAACAACGACGCGAGCGGGTTGATGCTGAACGCAAGGCACAGGCGGCAATCGCAGACGCGAGGCGCGATGCGCAAACCCGCGAGGCTGAACAGCGGCGTACAGAACTCAACCGCGAGTCTCAGCAGCGTGAGCAGTTTTTGCGTGAGTCTGCCGAAATTGAGGTAGACATCACGGCCCGGCGATTAGAGGCAGAGGGTAAAACGCTGGAGGCGCAAGCCTTGCGTATCCAGGCGCGGGCGGCGGCTGAGATTGACGCGATCAACCGGCGGCTTGGCGAGACGCCATTGGATCAGGAACAGGTACGCTCTGAACTTGAGCGGCGAATCAGTTTGATTCAGGAACGGACAAAGCAAGAGATTCAATCGGCGCGTGGAAGCGATCCCGCGACAATGGCAGGAACGACCGGCAACAACCCGGCGATACTCAGCCGGTTTGGTTCTACAGGCGGCGGGCCTAACCCCATCGTCACGGCGCAAAAAGAGACAACAAAAAAACAGGACACGACAAACGATCTACTCAAAAGCGCGTTGGATGTTCTGAATGGAATCCGCAGCGCGTCGGGCATGGTCGCTTACACAATCGGAGGCCGATAAATGGCGTTTACTGAGGTAATTAAAAAGTGGAGCGGCACAACAGCAACGACTGGCAATGATGCACGGACGGCGCGTGAGATTTACCAAGTCTTGTCAGACGACGCGGCGAACGACACAGCACCCGGCGCAATCGCGGCGGTAGGTATCCCGCGTGGGGCGGCGTATCCGTCCGATCCGTTCATGACGGCTCAGACCATCACGGCATCACAGCAGACCCCGACGTACTACGAAGTGACGGTTGACTATTCGACCGGGCCATCAAGCCCGTTGCCAAGCGAACCAGAAAACCCGCTGGACGAACCACCCGACATCAGCTTTGAAAGCGAAGTGACTCAAGAGGAGGTGCCGAGCGGGTACGATAATAGCGGCAACCTTGTACCCATCGTCAACACGGTAGGCGATCCGTTTGACCCGTCGCCACAACAAGAGACGTCAACGCTGGTTTATCGCGTCACCCGCAATCAGGCCGATTTCGACGTGGCATTGATCCTGCCTTACACCAACGCGATTAACAATGACAACTTCCTAGGCGCGGAACCGGGGCAAGCGAAGATGCGGCGAATCAATGCGGTTTACTTTCTCAACCCGACTCAACCTTATTGGCGGGTGAGTTATGAGATTGCGTTCCGCGAGGGTCTGCCAACCACCAGCGGCGATTCAACCACAGGCCCGGCGAAAGCGTGGTGGATGCGCATTTTGAACGCTGGCTTACAATGCTTGAAATCCGCGATCAAGGTGAAAGCGGTAGACTCAAACGGGAGGCCGGTATCGGCTCCGGTCCGGCTCAACGCGGACGGTACGCAAGTGTCCCCGACCGACACCACTACGCGTTCTTACGTGGCTTTCCGTCCGCAGTTTTCAAAACTACAAGACTTTGCACCCCTGAATCTGGAGTATTGAGATGGCTAACGAACTTTCAATCGGTATCACGTTTCGGGCGGTTAAGGCGTTTACAAATCTAGCCTTATCCGTGGCGACGTTTCGGGCCACATGGACCGGCACGAAGTACACCGGGCGCGTCCAACCCATCGGCAACGTGGCACACGAAGAACTGGTTGTTGACGCTGACATTTCGGCGCGTGGCTGGTTGGTGTTTCGGCACGTCGGCACCACCGGCACGGTTGAGGTAGGCGTCGATACAGCCGGGGACGGCACGGGTACGTTCATCCCGTTTTCATCCGTCACGACGGGGCAACCCGGCATGGTCTACCTACCCGCAACAACCCGGATTTTTGCCAAATCATCGGCGGGTACAATCAATCTTGAGTACACAGTTTTGGAGGCT